TTAGCCGCAAAATGTGAAGAAAAACAAAAACAACCTTTTTGTTTGTGTTGTTTTTGCGCGCATTGATGGAAAAATCAACGACTAAAAGGTGAAGGGTTGACGAGTTGGGTTCTTTTTCTTACCCTTTTACACCGAAGTTCCTCCTCCGGAAAGCCGATATAGCTCAGTTGGTAGAGCAGCGCATTCGTAATGCGAAGGTCGTAGGTTCGACTCCTATTATCGGCACCATTCAAGCATCTCCTAACGTCTACTCAAGTCTACAAAAACCCCGTATAATCTAGCCATACAGCCCTCTTTAGTATTTTTAAGTCTACTGGCATATCCCAAAATCTACGCGTGGTTGGGGGTATATTAGGGGGTATATGCTGTTCGGTCTTATGGAGATACCCCCAGATGAAGCTTAACGCCCGCCAGGTCGATACTGCCAAGCCCAAGGATAAGCCCTATAAACTTGCTGACGGTGGTGGGCTTTACCTTCTTGTTAATCCCAATGGCGCTAAATACTGGAGACTCAAGTATCGGGTGGACGGGAAAGAGAAGCTGCTCGCTTTAGGTGTGTATCCAGACGTTACCTTGGCCGACGCGCGTTCTAAACGTGATGAGGCAAAAAGGGGTATCGCTGGGGGTATAGATCCTAACAAAGCAAAACGGGAAGAAAAGGCCAGTCGCGAAGCTCAGGTAAACAACACATTTCTGGACATTGCTACAGAGTGGCATTCGAGTAAGTTAAAGAAGTGGTCTCCCGGGTATGCCTCCGACATTATGGAAGCATTCAAAAAAGATGTGTTCCCCTACATTGGCAAAAAGCCAATTGCGGAGATTAAGCCGCTTGAACTGCTGAATGTGCTTCGTCGAATGGAGGGGAGAGGGGCTACAGAGAAAGCCAAAAAAGTGCGGCAGCGTTGCGGCGAGGTTTTCCGTTACGCCATCGTTACTGGCAGGGCTGAATATAACCCCGCTCCAGATCTCACCAGTGCCATGCAGGGGCATGAATCCAACCACTACCCTTTTCTGAATGCGCCAGATCTTCCCGCATTTTTTAAGTCTCTATCCCGCTACTCAGGCAGTGAGCTGGTGGTGCTGGCTGCGCGCTTGCTCATTATTACCGGCCTCAGAACGGGCGAATTGCGCGGGGCATCTTGGCAAGAAATCGATGAGCAGATCGCAGTATGGGAAATTCCTGCTGAACGCATGAAGATGCGCCGTCCACACATGGTTCCTTTATCCCAGCAGGCGCTATCCATCATTGCGCGTATTCGTGAAATCACTGGTAGATACCCTCTTATGTTTCCAGGGCGTAACGATCCACGGAAAACTATGAGTGAGGCCAGCATTAACCAGGTGTTTAAGCGGATTGGATATGCCGGGAAAGTTACAGGCCACGGATTCCGCCACACCATGAGCACAATTCTCCACGAACAGGGCTACAACACAGCGTGGATTGAAACGCAGCTGGCACACGTCGATAAAAACTCGATACGTGGCACTTACAACCATGCCCAGTATCTGGACGGACGGAGGGAAATGCTTCAATGGTATGCCGACTACATGGATAGCTTGGAGCATGGCGAAAATGTGGTTCATGGCTCGTTTGGAAAGGTCTCTTAACTGGACGAATAGACAGTATCTGTACACCGGAGTAGACTCCAGTAAACGTATAAAGAATAAGGCTATGTCTAGGCTGATCCCCGAAAACCCGTACACCTCTGCGGGCTGGCATAGCCGCCAAAATCAGAGGCGCGAGGTGGCGTTGTGAGTATGTTTCAGAAAATAAATCATGAAAAAAATGAGTTAGTTCATTTTGAAACTCTTATCTCCCAAATATCAAAGCAGGAAGGGATTAGCTTTTCAGATGCGTGTGCTGTTATAGCTCGGGAAGCCTCATGGCATCTTGACGGAATACCATTTGATGAGCCTTTTTATTTATATGACTATGATGTTGTAAATGGATTTAGTAGAAACGATAGCTTTTCTAAGCAATCCCTTGATTTTTTGAAAGCCATGGCCCTGGGAGCTGACTTTGCAGAAGAAGCCAACCCTGAGATGAAAGGCGTGTATTCTCGGATTGATGGAGAAAGGGGATGGTATCGGGAGTTCTTTTTTAAAGGGACAGAGATCACCATTGCATTCCTTGATACTGGAGTGACTCTCCCACCTTGTTTGGAGAAGTTTCGTTCGGTGTCTGAAATGCGGCTGAAAGCAATAAGAGAAAGAGCGGCTAAGGAAAGAGAAAAAGAAGGTCAAAAAGAGGCATCTCGAGAAGACCTCGAAAAGGAGATTGTGCGGCTCCAGGCTGAGGTTACAAAACTGTCGGCTAATGTTCCTTGTCTATTGGGGGCGTTTCGTGATGATGACCCACTTCTGATCGCGATTCAGCTGCGTAACTCTGAGTGGTCAAAATATAATGAGAACGATCGTAAAACTACCCCATCTCAGGAGGCACTGGTTACAGACCTTCTGACACGTTATAAAAATTTTGATATGCCAGCGATTCAAGCAAGAGCAATCGAGAAGGTTGCTTGTCCTATAAAGAGAAAGTAATCCTTAATCCTTAGGGTGAAAGCTAGATAATTATGCCCACCCTGAGGGTTAAAGAGCCTTACTATAAGAGTTCAATTCCTCATAAAAACCCTCACCCTTACAGTATCGTGTCATACTTAACCATTAGCCCTTTTGATGCGGCAAAATGCGTTATTTTCATGCCATCATTTATCTCGTAAACCGCAATAGACGTTACGAGGTAAACATGTCTCAGTCATTAATTCGATTTGCTGAAGTGCAAAAGCGCACTGGTTACAGTAAGGCGTGGTTGTATCGCCTGATGAGCCAGCAACGTTTCCCCGCCGCCATTAAAATTGGTTCTCGCTCTATCGCTTTTATCGAAAGTGAAATTGACGAGTGGATTAATCAGCGTATCGCTGAATCACGTGGTGAGGTGGCCTGATGCAAATAAAAAACCGCCCGGAGAAGGCGGCAGTGCAGGAACGTTACAGCCCTGATACTACGCCAGTCATCCAGATTAAGCCAGTCAGCAAAAACGAAGCGTTTGCCACTCTTTTGCTGAAACAGCCACGTGGCGTTAATGCCTTGGACACCAATGCCCGCTCAGTAGACGACTTCGACCAGATCGGCACCGGCGCAAAGTTTTACACCACCTGTCTGCACAGCGATGTGTCGAAGTTCCGCAACCAGCACGGCGTTGATATTGCTGGAGAGAATGAGCGTTACCAATCGCGTCATGGCTATTCGGCTCACTTCACCCGCTATCGTCTGCCGGATCGCAATGCCGCATTGCGCATTGTCACCCTGATTAACCGCTGGCGCGCAGAACGCGGCGCAGCCTCTATCCCTGCCATCGAAGCGCAGCATCTTATCAACCAGTTCCCTGACACCGCCGCCGCCTAACGGAGCCTGAAATATGAAACTGAATAATATGACCTTAACCGGTCAGGGCCTCGCTCACCCTGAAGCCAGCCAGAATGACATTTTGATTACCCATAAAGCGGAGCCCCGTATTGATTCCCGCGTCATTTCTGAGCGCGCGGGAATACAGCATGACAGCCTGAGCGCGACGATTAAATCGCACCAAGACAGATTGCGCGAGCTGGGAACGCTGCCCCGTCAGTCACTGAAAGAATTACCCGATTTGAAATCGGGAAAATCCTGCCGCAAACGTGGACGTCCGGAGATTAGCTATCTGTTGAACGAGCCGCAGCTCGACTATCTGCTACGCATCATCCGCGGGCGCGATCCTGAGCGCGTTAACCAGTTCAAGCTGGACGTCACCAAAGCCTTTGCGTGTCGCCGCGCTGCTGGGCCGGTACGCCGTGAATATCTGCCGGGTTATCACGAAAGCCGTGACGGACTGAAAGCGCTGGGCGCACAGCGTCACCATTACATCAATCTGGCTCGTGCTGAAAACCGCGTGGCGGGTCTTTCTGATGGTGAGCGCGGCAGCGCCGATGAGCAGCAGCTTGGCGTGCTAATCGTTATGCAAAAGATTGAACAGGCAGCCTTTCAGGAAGCCATTAACCATGGCATGACGCCAACCGAGGCGGTACGTGAAGTGGCCCGCCGTATGGAAGCATTCGCCAGTCTGATGAGCGGCAGCGCCACTCTGGGGGTTGGTCATGCGTAAAAATGCCTTAAATCAAGTTTTGCGCCCTCTGTACAAAAAGGGCTTGCCGTTCGTCCCTGACCAGGTTTATCGTTATAGCGCACCAGCAAAATCTGGTGCCGGGATTGGCGTCCTGGTAATTCGAATGGCGACAGATGACGCGCCTAGCGTCTTTTTTTATGTCGTTGGTCTGACTCACCCTTTTTTTGGGCGTTGGTGTATAATCCAGCGCCTTTCAAGAGCAATGGTGGCTCAGGCAGGGGCTTCTTCGGAAGCGCCGGTATCCATTCGAGCCGGTTACGCCAACCCTGTCTGGGCTACCACCAGTGAAATTGGCGTTTCCGGTGGTAGCGTTACCCGCTATCGAATGGAGGCTGCCATCATGGCTACTTTCCCTACCCAAAATCCGCAATTTATCTGGATTATTGCCGCAGTTCGCCGCGATTGTCCGACAATCAAACCTGTTCTCCACCATGTTGCTGCTGAGACTGAGCGCGATGCTCGTCGTTCTCTGGTGCGTGATCACGTCTGTTTCTTCACAGGTCGCATCCGTCAGGAGGTGGCCCATGCCTAAACCTTCACATAAATCCCGCATTGCGACAGCCATGCAATCTATTGAACAGGTATCCGCTGTTCTGATCGCCATCAGCCATGCAACCGAAAGCATGGAGCCCTGCGATATTTCCGACGCCATTGATGCCTGCTCAGGTCTAGTCAATAAAGCGCGCGCTGAACTGGCGATTATGGAGGGGGAAGCATGAAGATCGATATCCTTTATCGCCATCCGGCAGATTTAGCGGCCGAAACCATGCTTGGCCGTTTGCATGATTACGCCGCCACATCCACACAAGCAAATCGAACCGTTGAGCGCATGACCCGCACCCACGCCGGGCTGGTTTACATCATGACTGAACTTCTTCCCTCTCTCGATAAAGAAAAGAGCCAGGAGCTTTATTGCTGGCTGGATAAAGTTCTGACCCTGGTTGATGTAACACGCATTGATGCGGAGGGTGAGGCATGAGCAAGCTTCAACTGATTGATGCCTCCTGTCAGGTAGAGCAGGCGCAGGCTGTTTTATCCATGTGGCTGGAGAGCACCACAAAAAATTCCCACCCCGATCTGTCACGTCTTATCGGTTCCGTTCTCACGCTGTTGCATGGCGTCCCGGAGGCAATGGAAGAGGCAGAGAGCCAACTAGCTGATTACGTGATGCGAGAACACCGGGAGGGCAAGGCATGAGCAACGTTCTGTCATTTCCTGAAAAGTCAGGCAATCCCGGCTTTACCAGCATTGAGTCAACGCCGGACGGTATCCGGCTTGATAACCGGCTGGTGGGCTATACCACCGCTATCCGTCAGCTTGATACCGGACGCTTTGATACCTCGCTGTGTGACGGCCTGCGCCTGGTAGCGGAGATCCAGCTTGGTGAAACCCGCGGCTGGTTCAGTCCCACCGATGAACAAATGGCGCTTACCTGGCGCTGGATTGTGTCCTGCCTGTTTATCTGTGAGCAGCAGCGCGCCAACGGTACCGTGGAGGTGGCTAACGAGGACGGCGGAACTGATCAGGCGGTTATCTATGCCGGAGAACAGGGTGGCCTGAGCATCTATTCAGCGACGGAACGGTTCTCACTGGCAAGCCATATCGAGGTGCTGGCAATTGAAAAATATGGCGTGGAAACGGGCCTGCCGCTGGCTGTGAAGATGTATCAGGGCATGACTGAGGTGGACCCATGTAGTGGTTCCCTGCGCCTGTCGCAGATGGGGCGTGAAGGACTGGCAATGCTTCACGACGGGTTTATTGAAATGCTGAATACCGAAGGTATGCCAGCAGCACCGATCGCGCACTAAGGGAGGCAACATGATCACCAAAAATTTCCATCTGAATGCGCTGGTAAACCAGTACGCGGCGGCACTGTTCCAGCACATTACAACTACCAGCGGCGGGCATTTCATGATTGACGCTGACAACCAGCCGATCCGCGTTGAGATTGCCGGTGGCGTTAAAGGTGTCCGGGACTTAATCGACGGCTTCGCGCTGGAGGCACTAAAAGAGCAATACCCGCACGGGCAATGGGAGGGCATTAGCATTGAGCTGCTGGGCCGTTGCGTAAATGCTGACGGTCTGACGCCTGCCGGTATTGAGATATGGCAAAGCATGACTGCGGATATGGGCGCGACCGTTGCCGGGAGGAGTAATGCGTAATATCGACATGATCCGCCAGGTAGCGGATGCCGCTGCTGGTCGCTGGCATGACGTGCTTTCCCTGCTGGCTATCGACGTTCCCGCCTCGCCTCGCGCGCAGGTGCCATGCCCGGCATGCGGTGGTAATGACCGCTTCCGGTTTGACGACGAGGGCCGCGGGGCGCACTTCTGTAACGTCTGCGGGGCCGGTGACGGTCTGGAGCTGGTGAAGAAGGTCAATAACTGCGATACGACCCGTGCCGCGCTGCTGGTAGCCGATGTGCTGGGGATGGATGTACAGACCCTGCACAGACCAACCGGAGAGGCGGTGTCACAGCTGGCGCAGCGCCGGGCCGAACTTGAGCAGCAGCAGGCCGCACAGCGTCGGGACATGGCGGCGCGGTTCGCTGCCAGCTTGGACAAACTGATCGCTCAGGCGCTGCCGGGAGAGCCTGCATACCTGACTGCGCGCGGTCTGGGTGGCTTCACTTTCCCCGTTCTGCCGGATGGCTCCCTGATGCTGACCCTGGCGGGCAGCGCCGGTATCACCACAGCCGTACAAATCATCGCGCCGGACGGCGGCAAGCGCCTTATTTCAGGCTCTGCCCTTACCGGGGCATGGCATGCCGTGAACGCGCAGGAGGAGACTCCGCTGCCGGAGCCTCAGACGGTGATTATTGCCGAGGGGCTGGCGACGGCGCTTACTGCCCACCAGCTCCGCCCGGACGCGCTGGCGGTGGCCGCGATTAATGCCGGAAACCTGAAGCCGGTGGCGCTGGCGATGCGAAGCCGGTACCCGGAGGCGCAAATCATCATTGCGGCAGATAACGACTGGCATGCAGAGGGTGATAAGGATGGCCGGGGCAAACTGAAGGTGAACACCGGGCGCATCAGTGCAGAAAAAGCCGCCCGGGCCGTTACCGGATGGGTGGCGCTGCCTGCAGGCGAGTTTAAAGCCGACTGGGACGATCTGCGCCAGCGCGACGGCAATTCCGACACACGTGCCGCGTTCAGTGAAGCACTGTATCAACCACAGGGAGAGGATGTATCTGTGTTACCTGAAGTGACCGTGACAGATAGCGCCAGCCAGAAACAGATCGCACATAAGCCCTGGGTGGCATGCCGTCACAATGGCCTTTACTGGGTGGAACCAAAACCCAACAAAGACACCGGCGAAGTTGACGAGAAAGAAACCTGGCTGTGTGACGAGCTGGAAACCGTCGGCATTGGTCAGGACGGGCGTGAAAGTTACCTGGTGATCCGGCTTAAACCGGAGGGCAGCGCCGCCGTGATGTTCGAGGCGGTACCGCGTCGGGAAGTGGGCCAGCCTGCCGGTTGGGCTCGCCTGCGCTCACGTGGGGTAAACATCACCACCCGCAAATCCCTCCTCGATATTCTGGGCGATCACCTGCAGAGAAAGGGTGAGCGAACACAATGGACCATCACCCAGACTGCCGGCTGGCACTGCGGCGCTTACGTCATGCCAGACGGGGAGATTGTCGGCACGCCGGATATGCCTGTGGCGTTCTGCGGCGGCACCTCGGCAGTGGCGGGCTACGTGGTACGCGGCAACGTTAAACAGTGGCGTGACAAGGTGGCAGCGCTGATGCGGGGCAATCAGTCAATGATGCTGGGCGCGCTGGTGGCGTTTGCGGCCCCGCTTAACTCGCTGGCGGGCGGATCCTGCTTCGGTATCCACCTGTTCGCGCAGTCTTCTGCCGGGAAAACCACGACCGTGGAAGCCGCTTCCAGTATCTACGGTGTACCGGACATGCTGAAACTCTCCTGGTTCACTACGGCCTACGGGATGACGGTGGAAGCAGCCTCACGCAATGACGGCTTCCTGCCCATTGACGAGATCGGCCAGGGCGGGGACGCGAAACAAGTATCCACCAGCGCCTACACGCTCTTTAACGGCGTCGGCAAGGTTCAGGGAGCCCGGGAAGGCGGGAACCGTGCAGTACTGCGCTGGACGGTGGCAGCGCTCAGCACCGGCGAGGAGGATTTTGAAACCTTTATGCTGAAAAGCGGGATCAGCCCCAAGGCCGGGCAGTTGGTGCGCCTAGTGAGTGTGCCGTTCGTGGATACCGTGGAATTTAACGGCATGGATGACGGTGACCAGCACTCCCGGGCAATTAAACGGGAGGCGGCACGTTACTGCGGTGCGGTGGGGCGTGAGTGGATCGCGCTGCTGGCCGCTGACAAAGAGGCTGCCATCCAGATGGTAAATGCCCGCGAGTCTGAATGGCTGGATAGCCTGCCGGAGGGAGCCTCACCGCAGGTTAAGCGCGTGGCAACACGCTTTGCGTTGCTGGATGCGGCGGCAGCGCTTTCAGCACCACTGACAGGGTGGAGCGCCAGCGAGTGTAGTACTGCTGTTCGCCTGAGCTTTAACGACTGGCTGGAGAATTACGGACTGGGCAACCGTGAAAAGCACCAGGTGGTGACCCGGGCGCGCGACTTCATTCAGCGCTACGGTCTTTCACGGTTCCAGCCTTATGCCACAAGCAAGGTAAACGGCAACATGGATGAAACCCACGCCCAGCGCATTCTGAACCTTGCCGGGTATCTGGTTGACGGCCGCCGGGAAGACGGGCGCAAGGAGTACCACATCATCCCGTCAGTGTTCGAGACGGAGATCCTGTGTGGAATCCAGAAGAAACTGGGTGGTGAAGCGCTGGAAGATGCCGGAATGCTGGTTCGTAAGGAGAAGGGGAGGCTGGACAGCCGCACCATCAGCATCAACGGCACGCAACAGCGGTTTGTGGTTCTGGTGGATGTGGAAGAGGACTGATCCAGCCAGCAGTAAATCTCTTATACGCGCGTAAATGGATGGGATAAGTGGGATAACGGGATAAACAGACAATGATTGCTTATATAACAGTAAGTTAATGTCTTTAAGTTTATCCCAAAGTTATCCCAGGTTATCCCGCAAATCAGCCTTATACGAGCCGGTTTATCTCTATAGCGTGAGGATTTCACCTATGACAGCACAAATTTCAGCATACGGGAGGCTGGTGGCAGATGTGCAGAGCCGCACTACCAGCAATGGTAACCCGATGGCATTTACCCGCATGGCGGTGACGCTGCCATGTCAGAAAGCAGAGAACGGAGAGGCCACCTTCTGGCTGGCGATTACTGCCTTCGGCAGGCAGGCCGAGGCGCTGGCGAAGCACCAGAAAGGCGACATGGTGAGCGTGGCCGGCAATATGCAGGTGAACCAGTGGACGGGTAACGACGGCGGCACACAGACCGGGTATCAGGTGATCGCCGACAGTGTGATCAGCGCCAGAACGGCGCGCCCGGGCGGGAAGAAAGGTCAGCAGGGGCAGGCAACCGACGCGCTACGCCGTGCGCAGGAGCAGCAGCCACCAGCGCAGGGGGATGAGGACTACGACCAGACCCCGCCTTATGACGATCAGGTGCCATTCTGAGGAAGCCAATAATGAACGAAAGCAAACGCCCCGTATTGCGCCTGAAACGCACCACGGCGACCGTAAACGCAGCGGCAGGCAAAGAGACGAATACAACATCGAAAGCCCCGCAGAAGCCCGCATGCGCAGCGAAGGGCACAAAGCAGAGCCGCCACAACCGCAAAAAGCTGGAACTGCTGATCGCCCACTGGCCTGAAGTATTCAATCTGGCGACGCCGCGCCCGCTGGCGGTGGGGATTGATAAGCAAATCGCCGCCGATATGGATACCCGGAGCCTGGCCGGTGCCGGAAAGGTGCGGGCCGCTATTGCCATGTACACCCGGCGCATTGCCTACCTGAAAGCCCTGGCGGCTGGTGGTGGTCGTTTCAACCTGCAGGGCGAACCAGTGGGAGAGGTCACGCCGGAACAGCGGCAGCTGGCACTTGATACCCTGGCAGCTATGAAAAAAAAGGAGGGATCAGGATGCGCCTGACGACAGAGCAGAAGGCGGAGATTATCCGCCTCAAACGCTGTGGCCTGGGATATGGCCGCATTGCCGGTGCGCTGGGTATAAAGACCACCACGGTACGCGCGGTGTGTAAGCGCAGTGGGCTGTTTGACGACAATCCGGCGCACGCGGCGCTGTTCACCATCCCTGAGCCGAAGCACAGCACAGCGCTGGCAACAGTGAAGCCGCTGCCGCAACAGAAAGTGGTGACCGGGCATAAGCAGACTGACGCTTACCTCTGGGTGCTGTCGGTGATTAAGCTGAACGAACCGGCTCACCTGGCCGCCGCTGAGGAAGCTCTCAGTAAGCTGACTATTGACCCGAAGGACGCCGAGAGGCTTTACCGCGAGTGGCTGCTACTCAATGGCGTGGATGGGATCAACGTGGCGTTTGGGACGATGTTTATGGATGACCCTCAGCACTTCATAAGCCGGGCAAAGGAAGGGATCGCCAGTGCCCGCCAGGTTAGGGCGCATTATGGCAGCTATGATGCCGCGATGGAGCCAGTGGCCGCCGAAATGCTGATTGACCAGTCTGCGCTGCTGGTGGGGGATGACTACGGTATGACAGAAGGGGAGTCAGCCGAAGGCGCTACCTATGGCATTGATCGTCATCTTGAAATAGAAGATGCCCGCAAGGTGGCGCAAGATGGATTTAGCGACGTACTGCCAGATCCGCACACCCTTTCTGACGTGGTGCGAGAGTTCGAATACTGGGACTGGCTGTATAAGATGCGCCATACCGCCAGCAAGGAGCTGGGATGGCAATACGGGGCTGACCAACGGCAGGAGGTTAGCGACCGGGAGGACTGGCTCGATGGCAAGCTGGAAACGCTGCGCCCACGCCACCAGCGCGAGGCCGTTGACGTGCTGAAATGGCTGCTACAGAGTGAGCGCCATGATGGGCGTGGCGAGCTGGACGGCATACTGCTTAACCTGGTTGGAGGGAGTACAGGCAATGACTGACGTTCAACGGGTAAGTGATGTGCTGGCAGAGGAACTGGAGGGCAAGGGGCTGTATCGCCGGGCCGCTTCCCGCTGGCTGGTTGTACTGGAGCAGTGCGCTGATGAGAAAGACCGGGAATGGGTGGCCCTCCGCCGGGCGCGGTGTATCGACAGTGCCAAGCTGCCTCCTGCGCGTGCTGAAGACTTTGGAGAGGTGCGCCGCGCGGCAGGAGCGGTACAGAAACAGATGGGGCTGGCGCAACCCAACGGAAGCGCGTTCCGGTTAAAAGGTAAGCGGGGAGACCTGCCGACATAATGGCGGCCTCTACTGAGAAGATAACGTAATGTGCAGGGCATGCATTTACTCAATCCCAAAGCATTACGTTAATGTTAGGATGTTCTGATTAATGATCTTTTGGGGTGAAAAATGTCTGTCTGGCATATTGTTGTCTTAATTATCGCTATTGTGCTTTACCTGTTGCCTGGCATTATTGCCAGCTCAAGGGAGCATAAAAACTCAACGGCCATATGGGTACTTAACATCGTTCTTGGCTGGAGTTTTCTGGGGTGGGTTGCTGCGCTTGTTTGGGCTTTCACAAACCCAGGCGGTAACGAGGCCACAACCATAGATTCTAAAAGAATAGAAGCAGGGCACTCATTGAGTAATGATTTAAAAAAATGCCCCTACTGCGCAGAAGACATTAAAAAAGAAGCTATTTTGTGCCGGTTCTGTGGCAAAGACATTCCCGCTTAATAAATACCCTCGTCAATAACCCTGCAATGCGGGGTTTTTTTATACCTTATCATTTCATTTTTAGCAATGATTGCCATTTGTGTTGCATAAATTACAATAAAGGTGACTGTATAAACATCAGGGGTAAGGCAATGAGCAGAGAGCAGATGACCGTGGCATTAGACAGACAGCAAATGCAGGCAATTCGTGAGATGCAGGAAGAGCAACGCAAGAACTCTCCTGTCGGATTGGCCCCAACCATCAACGCCATTGCCCGCGCACTGGTCGCCAAAGGACTCGATTCTGTTAAGCGGGGTGAGTGATGGAACAACTTCAACGACTGGCTGATGTGATCGCCGAAACTTACGTGCGCGATCTAATCAGAGAGGCCGGCAGCAATGAATTTACTGTTGATGGGGTTAGCGGAACTGTTGAGGTGAGCCTTCTTTCTGCAGGCTTATATGGCAATGCTCTTTTGTCCTCACAGAAAGACTCAGGGAGGACTGATGAGAAAAAGGCTTACTGGTTGCTGGCTGACCTGATATCCCTGGACGGGCCTGAATATCAGCTGACGGAGCACGGCACCAACGCAATAAAGCAAATCACCGAATACTCCCTGCGCAAACAGATTGCCCAAAAAAATAAAACTATTCATTGAGGTGGCTATGAGTGTGAACTTTGGCAGTTACCATGTCGATATTGATGCTGATGTGAGAAAGCTCCTGTTAGGAGCAAATGAAGCGGATGAGGCGCTGAAGATAATTGAAAACTCCGTTAAAAAAACGGAGAAGTCGGCGAATAAATTAGACAGCAGCTTGAATCAATTGGGGGGCGGTTTTTCGCGCCTGGCGGTGGCTGTTAAAGGGTATATCTCAATCCAGGCGCTGATGAAGCTCCAGCAGGTATCCGAAGAGTTTACGTTACTCCAGGCTCGCGTAACTCGCCTGTCATCCAGCGCAGAGGCGGGGGCCAAGAGTTTCCAGCAGTTGGTGAATATAGCCTCCGTTTCCGGTGCCAGCCTCGGCGATACAGTGAACCTCTGGCAACAACTCACGGCAACTCTAAAAACCGTAGGGGCTACTAACAGCGATGTTAACCGCCTTGTGCTGACCCTGCAGAAGATTGGCACGATCGGCGGATCATCCAGCCAGGAAATGGCAAACGCCCTCCGGCAGTTTATGCAGTCCGTTGCTGCCGGGAGGATACAGGCAGAAGAATTCAATTCGGTGCTGGAACAAATGCCCGAGCTGGCCCGGCAAATTGCTGCGGGTATGGGTTTCCCATACGACCAGTTGCGGCAGCTGATGCTGGCCGGAAAGCTGGATATTGGCGAAGTTCTGGCGGCCATCGAGAAACAGTCTGGCGAGGTTAACCAGCAGTTTGAAACGATGCCACGCACCGTAACCCAGGCAACCAATGCCCTGATTACGCAGTTTGGTGTGGCAATATCCAAAATTGACAACGCCATTGGTGCCTCGCGCTATCTGGCGAAACTCCTGGACGGTGCCGCGCTTAATGTCAGTCTCGCGATTGGAAACGCCCCTGACGCTGTATTACTAACCCAGAAGTTGGCACAAAATACAGAGCAACTTGCTTTGGCGGAGTCGGACTTAGCCTTGGCTAAAAAGGCGGGGGTAGGCTGGGGTATTAAGCAGACACAACAAACGGTTGACCGACTGAAAGCCGAGCGCGCCATGATCCTTATGGCTCAACAGGCCAGTAAAGACGCCCAGAGCGTTTACACCCCATCGAAAGGCGAAAAGCCCGCCTACATCACCAACCTCGAAAAGAAAACTGCCGAGAACAACGCTAATTCGATTATTCAGTCCGGGCAAACACTCGTCGATAAGCTCATAAAGCAACGCGAGCAACTGAGCCAGTACAAAGCCAAGGGCCTGCTTGACGATAAGAAGTTCGCAGACGCAACCGCCGTACTGGATCAGCAGATCGCCGAAGCCCGCAAAAAACAGGATAAAGCGCCTAAAAACGCTTTTGCCCGCGGTGATGACACCATCGACTCACTGCAAAGGCAGATCGCCGTTCTGACGATGCGGTATAACGAAAACACCCGGGAGGCAGCGCAATACAACGCGGTGGCCGCACTGGGAGCAAAAGCAACCGATGCGCAAAAGGCGAAGGTCAGCGAGCTGGCCGGCACGTTATTTGATGCCCAGCAGCACCAGAAAGATTTCAACGACGCGATCAGCAATGACCCGGTACGAAAGGAAAACAAATCCTATACGGACGCCAGCGAGCAGCTCAGGCGTCAGCTGGATGGTCAGATGATTGACCAGGAAGCCTACAATAAGCAGTCAGAGCAACTGGAACAGCAGCACCAGGCCAATTTAGCGAGGATCCGGTCCCAGGAGGCCACCGCAAACCCAGTAGCTGAGGCCCGGGCGGAAATTGACCCTATTCAACAGCTGGCGAATCAGAACGCACAAAAGCTGGCGCTTATGCAGCAGTACCAGCAGCAGGAACAGGCAATACTGAAACAGGGCTACCTGCAGGGGACGCTTACTCATGACCAGTTTATTGCCGCCAAGACCGCCACGGATGAGCAGTACCTCGCGCTGAGAACGGCGCAGGAAAACCAGTTCAATGAGCAGATGACAGCGGCGCAGTGGGAGCTTCTCAGCCAGCAGGGGCTTGGATATGACATGCTGACCAGCGCTGTTGATGCCTTTGCCGGTAACGCCTCTAACGCCATCACAGGGTTGCTCACTGGAACGATGTCCGCACAGGACGCCATGCGATCTCTCGGAAATACGATGCTCAACAGCGTTGTTAACTCGCTTGTCCAGGTGGGCGTTGAGGCACTGAAAAACTTCATTATCGGGCAGACTCTGGGGGCGGCCGCAACAGCGGCAGGTGCTTCACAGGCTGCCATTCTCGCTTCGGCTTGGGCTCCAGCGGCAGCCCTTGCGAGTCTGGCCTCTTTTGGTGCGAACTCTGTTCCAGCGATGGCCGGGATAGCATCAACCGTAGGGATGTCGAAGACGCTGGCGGTTGCTGGTGCCAGGAAGAACGGCGGGCCGGTTACCGCTGATAATATGTATCGGGTCGGCGAGGGCGGCAAGCCTGAGATTTACCGTGCCAGCACCGGTAAGCAGTACATGATCCCCGGCGATAACGGCAGGGTGATCAGCAACAAAGATATGCAGGGCGGCGGCTTTAACATTAGCGTTGTCTTCAACGACGCATCTTCCGGGCAGAAGATTTACGACGCTCAGGCCACTCAGAATGGCAATGGCCTGACTATCGAGGCTTTCATCGCTGATATGAATAACGGCGGGCCTATCTCCGATAGTATCACCGGTAATACCACCGCAAGACGCACGCCGAGAGGTCAGGGATGAGGTGCGTTCTCGTACGGTAATGACTTATTGAGCATCCGGCAGCTGGTGGTCACGCCACCAGCCTACCCCATGAGGGGGTGACAAAAGTTGACATCGAGAGGCGGTTTTATGTCTGAAGATAAGAAGCGGAAACTATATCGGGAATGGGCTGAAGATATGGACGGACGCATACCATTTCCTGCCGCCTGTCGGGATCTGATATGCGGAGCGACAACCAGAAAAGGCACCCCCTGCAAAATGACGGCTCTCTACTCCTCTGGGCGCTGCAAATTGCATGGTGGAAGAAGTACCGGCGCAAAGACACCTGAAGGAAAGGCGAGGCAGTTAGAGGGCTATCGCCGCTGGCTGGAGAAGAAACGCAGAGGCGATGTTGGTACGCAATGAAATACGCTCGCCTGGCTCGAACTATAAGACGCATCAAATTCTGGGCCGTTCTGGACGGATTAAGAGGCTGTATTGACTGAAAGACCAAGCCAGCTGCGGGCTACAGCGATATGACCATTTATGCCCATCTAAAAAAATACATTGCGCAGTACGCAGATAGGTACGCACCAAAACAGCCCATTTTCACTGCGTACTCGCCAACATGAGAGGTGAGTAATGGGCATTAAAGCCAGGGGAATGAATAAGGTCAGGCGCAACATCCACCTGACGATAAACGATGTGGCCGGTCGCCGGGCAGTTCGCGCCATTCATGCGGCATTACATGAAGGTTCGATAGTCGCGGCTCTCTATACTCCGATCGACACCAGTACACTGATAAATTCCCAGTTTCGCGAGGTCGTAGCCAGCGGCAGCCGCATCACCGGCAGAATCGGTTACTCAGCTAACTACGCTATTTACGTCCAAGATCCGAATATTCCGCAGACGTTCAGACGTTCCACTGCAAAGAAAGAGTTTCTGCAAAAGGGCATCGAGGATGCGAAGCCGCAGATGTTGGACGCGATTGCGCGCGAACTGTCGAGGCGGTAACTGACACCAGAGAGCGTTAAACGCAAAGCCAAAGAACTACTCGATAACGGCAAGATCGCGGCAAGGGTGGTTGAATTACGCCATGCAGGAAGCTAAAGCTAAATTACCTGGACTGTATTTGACGGGTTGAAATGCCATATTCAGATGTAAGCCGCGCCAGCACTGCGCTGTGAGAGAAACGACACCATACGCCGTCAATAATTTTGCGGGGCGGCAATGTGCGGATGCTGGTCTCGAATGGGCGCATTACGATGCGACAACAGTGTTTAAAGCCGCGCTGCGTGGACTTTCGCGACCAGTACGCGCGTGGAGGATTTTTTCGGTTATCAGTGAAAGATAAAGGTTTTTCTTTTCTCATTACCGAAGATAGCAGGGGGACTTACGCCATTTACAGAATGGCGGCGCGCAGCGAAAAGGGCGAAAAATTTGGAATGTACTGGACGGATTGCGTTGCGGCTTGGACAGCAAAGCCCTACCAGTTATGGACTAAGGGAATGTGCGCCAGTTAACCCGTCCAAAATATGGTGCATGGTACGAAGCCAATCTTAATCCATTGATTTAGTCTAATGAAATATAAATGGAACTGGAGGGTGGGTTAGAAAAGAAGTCATTTAGTTAGAGGAATTTAGGCTCAATGATGGTTGACTAATAAAATGAAAAGCCGGCTGTTATAACAGCCGGTTCAAACACCTGCGCCAATAAAGTCACCATAAGACTCATCTTCAAGGCTAATGTATTCCACCCTCCACTGATCCATCCTTCTTAAGGCGTAAAGTGAAAAATGAGTATCAGCAACAGCAGCACAATTATTTAATTCAATAAGTTCTGAATGACCTTGGGTCGGGTCTCCATAGAATTTATAAAATAGAGCTTTTAAATTAAGACAAGTTGTTTCTGCAGCTACTCTTGCGTCTGGTCCACCTTCTGTCGCATCGTACACTACGTTAATGGCAAGTTCGTAGGGAAAACCTTCATCCAGATCAGTAAATCTCTCCTCTCCCAAGTCAAAAAACACACCAATCAAATGTTCTGAATTTGTAGCGATTATGTCAGCAACCGCTTTTTCAAAAACAAATTTTTTATCTACTTCATTCTTCTCTTCGTCAAAGGCTCGCAAGCGCTCTTCGAAGGCATCAGGAAACGCTGGACGACCGTACTTAGCCGCTAACCATTGTTTAAGTCCTTGTTTCTCTTCCGGTGAAATTGTATATGTAGGATCAGGTTCCGTGCACTGGAAGGCTTCTTTTGGGATGACCGCTTTTCTTTCATGCCGAAGCTCAATCGCATTTTTATTAGAGATTTTGGGGTCTTCAAAACAAAGATCGAGGATTCTTGGGTGTTTTGCTCTCTTCATTTTGCTTGACCCCTTTTTCAAGGGGCCATACATGAGCTCAATATTCTTTTCAGATTTGCTCTGTAAATCACAATCATGTGTTATTACAACAACTTTATGGTTAGTTTCATCAGGGCTCAGAAGTCCAAGTGAAACGGCATCATCATGTTTAAGAACATGCCCCTGACGCCATGATGTTCCTCGTACCAACATAAGTGTGATTTATCCCTCTGCAGTTCCAGGAATTGAAACAGATGATTTCCAACTATCTGTAGGCTTAGCCTTACTTGCTGCAAAATTGGCAGCCTCTGCAGCAGTATTCATTGCTTTAGATTCATCAATCAATATCTGGACAGGTTTGTGCCAAGTTTCACCATCTTTCACTAAGTCCATTAACGATCGGCCATTGAAGGCTTTCATTTTGACTAACATTTTTGCATCAGCAATTCCTGCCTTAGAAAAGGTATCAGCAATATTGCTCAGGTTTGTGATTACAAGAGTTTTAAACTCATCATCAGGCTGATTTTCACCTGAAAGCCATTTATAGAGTGCCTGCCGCGTAATCCCCAAATCCTTTGCCAATTCAGACATTGAGGGAGACAGAACCTCACGAACATTAGCCAAATGTTGAGCAACACTTCTCACATCGACATCAGAGTTCGAAGCAGTAAAAATTACGCCCTCGCTCGAGTCAAAAGCGAATTGGACCCTTGGCTGTACATAATGACGCCAATGTTTGTATCCATCGACTGGATAAGAAGCACCAGTACCAACAAGGAATAAAGAAGCAGCAACAACGATACCTGGCACTCTCGAACCGTTTTGCATACCACTCAGCGGAGGAGGAGCATAACGCTCGATTCTTCCGGTACCGCCAGTAGGAGTAGCAAACATATTAATTCCTCCGATGTATCATTTCCATTTTGCACAAGCAAAATCTGAAACCATACCTTTAAACGCTTCTTTAACTTTACTATGCAAGGAAAGGATTTGTTCTTCAACCATTCGCAAGTCAAATGGCATATTACCTTCTACATAGTGATCAGTATCAATGATCGCATGACGGCGATGTTCTGTATCTCTAAACCTTGGCAGTGCAACTAGGCCATTAGGTACCATGTCCGGGGGAAAGCCAAGTTGAGCGTTCATTTTGTAAATACGCGAAACCATAAAGCCATGTGGAATAATTGGTCCCACAGAAGTTTGGTAAACAGCCTCTTGCAAGGATTGAACAGGTGTTAAACCAAGGTCAACTCCATGTAATTCATTTACAAGGTATTGTTCTATAACCTCTTGACCCTCTGGAAACACCGCATCTAGGTATCTTAATCCAATACGGCTCACTAATGATGGTCTTGCAAACTCAAGAACTTTACTAAGACCTAGCATTAATGCAGACACAAATGGTTCATGCGTGTCATAGTCTGTTGTGTGAAAAGTTATAAAGTCGTTACCTATGACAAACCCAGCAGTTCTTTCAGCGTTAAAGATCAACCATTGTGTCACGGGCTCAAATGAATGAACCGGTGGCTCGTTCGGGTTAACGATTTCAAACTTAAGTTGGGTTGTGCTTTGAGTCTCAAAAAAAGGGAAACCCTCAACACGTAACGCATCCTGGATGTCAGGAATATATTTGCTCATTTTTGCCACAGGCGTGAACTTGGCCTGTACCAATGCGTAATAAACGGGCGCATTGGACATGCGTTCAGTGTTAGCAATCATGTCGCCCTCCTTGATAATGTGCATTCAAAATCTCTTCTCTCATGACATCTAGTTTACACATAGGTTGACACTTTCTCTACCGGTAAGTTCACGATTGCATCAATAGCGCGCATTTATACATCTGAAAAATCATAATACAGTTTCCCATGAACACGCGCTCGTAGCTCCGCCAAGCTTGGGCGCTTTACATAGTGGCTTTCATGTATCTGCGTACCATAAGTAAAAGTCCGTTCTAAATGACAGTCTAGGTTAGAAAAAGTGGCTTAAACGAACATGCGTTTTCATTTGTTATGATCATGCGCAACGGCACTAACAGTTCGCTCGGATCGTTGCTCAACCTGCTGCTGCTGACGGCAGTGATGGTGATGAACCAACCGGTTCCAGCGTCCGAAGGGATGTATTTCTTTCGCCCATAAAAAAGCACCCAAAAGGGTGCCAGTGAACGTATAGACTCTCGCGCGGTGAGTGTATTTGTCCAGTATACCGCAGCTGCGCTACCAGCCGGAACAGGGTAAATATCATTTACTCAATGGGTCGCGGCTGGTGGTTCGCAGGGTTTTGCCATCTTCTACGTGCGAACCTACAGATCTACCAAAGGACAAAAATGTCCTCTAGAAGATAGCCCGGCACTTAGACTAATTCGCGGTAGTAACGGGCCCGGCGTATGGGCTGCCGAGCAACTGGCTATCAGATATGAAGGGCTTTGATAATGAGAATTTCTATTTTAGAAGGACATAGAAATGCCCACTGAGAAGCAACCATGTAGGCTGGCAGGTGTTCGATGATGCGGATAAAGGTGGAAAAATCCCAACCTGTCCATGCTGGCTACCTGTCAAAACCTGACATCCCGATTTAAGAGCCAATGGCATTGGCTGACAGAGGGCAGCGCCAAAACAGGATATAAGTCCTTTTTAAAGGGCAGATTCCTGCCCTTTATGAATTTATCAGCACTGTCACTGGTCCGGGCGCAATTACCTTTATTCGCTTTTACATTTTCGCCCGGGATATCGCTCTAATGGTCCTTCATTAGTGCGCTGAACGGCAATTAACGATGATGTGGTGTAAAGGTCAGTCCCGGTATCCAAACACGGGGTATCCACACCGGTATCCACCAGAATGGCACTGGCAGACCGGATACCAGCGGTCGGTAACCAGCAAGAGTAACCACTTCTGGTAACCAGAGCGCCAGGTTTCCACTGGAGTGGTTTCCATACTGGTTTCCGGCAAAACGCTGGTTGCCAAACGTGAGGTTGCCATGGAGGTTGCCAGCGAATTGACAAAAAGCCGGAAAGGGGGCAGCGTGGTTTTCGTGATCGTCTCAATGCGAAGCGTATGCCTTCTGGCAGTGAAACTTGATTATGTCTGCTCCTGGGTCCGTCTTCAGCATAATTTATTATTGGACCCATTATGGAAAATCCCATGCATGAACAGTTTCTTACAATCAAAGAATATGCCGCGATATTGAAAATTTCGGTTAGTACAATTTATCGAAATCCAACTAGGTTTCACATGTTTAGGGTTGGTAATTCATGGAGAGCTAACGCAGCGAGTCTTGAGAAATTTGCAAATGAAAGCGCCCAACCTCATCAGACATCTTCTGCTGCCGTTTTGACAAAATCAGGGACTACTGTAAGGCGTATTGTGTCAAATCTGCAGCTGGAAAGAGAGTTAGCTGAGTTGCTAGCACCAAAAAGAAAAAAGAAAGCCTGAGCAGGACACAACCTTGTAAAACCTTATGGTGAGCGCATGTCAGAGAAGCAAGTTATTCTGCTGGTTCCGAACAAATGGGTTTCCGAAGAAGTTCTGATGTTGATTACTGGCCTGACAAAGCACGCGATAAAATCTGCGCGCGAGAAGTCGTGGCTTGAAGGCCGGGAATATCGACACTATTCGGGTGACTGTCAGCCAAAGGACAACTCGCCAATCTTGTATAACCGTCACGAAGTCGATAACTGGGTTGAACGTCAGCAGCCAGCCAAGCCTAGAGCAAAAAAGCGCAACTCTGCAGATTAGAGAAGTATCAATCTGGCTGGCATAACAGCATCAGATTAGTACTGTGCTGCTCGATTAATAATCAAAAAAGAGAGCAGCGCTCTAAAAAGCTTGGGATTAATTGGCTGTTTTTGGGATAACTGGGATAACCTTGGGATAAACTTAATTGCATAAGCAATTGATAATAATTGTTTATTTCGAAGTTATCCCATTATCCCAAGAAAAACGGCACTTTTCTGCTTATATAGAGAATTGCGATAGTAGGAGAGTTATTCTGGCTGGTAGCAGCTGGTGACTACCAGCATGAGGAGCACGCCATAACGCCACGCGAGATTGAGTTACTAACCATTGCTAAGCTTGAGCATGACAGCCACTATCTCAGCCCGGCAGAACTGCGGGAATTGAGACGCCAACTGGCAGAACGCGTAGGCTCAAAATAGGCGCAAGTGCGAATTCTTCCATTGAAGGTAATCACTCAACAACCAGCGAGAACTGCGACCGAATTTGATGGGCGGTGGCAGGGCACCCTTTTTGATTTGGTCGTAAAAATACTTTGAAGTGAAACCAGAATCATTGGTCATGTAGAGCATGTCTATTAATGATGTTGGCTCAAGCTGTCTGCTCATGATGTATCCCCATAAATTTGGATAACAATCCTGTACGCATTGGTTGAATTGTAGACAATTGAGAGGTGCGAAAATTAATGTGGGGGTATATTTGGGGGTACATTGGAAATCGAAACAAAAATAAATCTATATGAAACATAGGATTATATGATTACGTTTTATTCCTATTATCGCACCATTCAAGCATTTCTTCACATTTTCCTGCATCAGCAAAAAATTCATTAGCCATTAATTTGCTCGGGCGCCTTTGATTCTATTAATTATCAAACAGTTAACATTCTCTTCCCTGCAGCAAAAGGTTGCGCTACTCTCACAAAAGCATTCGCTACCAAAATGGTTCGGGACTTGTACGCGTGTTTAATTGATGAAATAGCTCAGGCTACTCTCTGATAGATGATCGCTAATCAAAGGTAAAAAATGAAAGCAACCACCCCAGCATATACCGTTGTGGACTTGTCTCGTTGGGCAAGGAAGGAGCATTTTGAGGTATTTCAGTCGTTTGCACAAAGTACGTTTAACCAGACGGTGCAATTAGACATTACGGCGCTGTT